TTTTATCCTCTACCATTGCCATGAAGTTGAGTACCGCACCAATTAGTATTGAAATTATAACGCCCAAAAAATTTACAACATCATCGTTTATTGGTTTTTGAATAAGCGTTAGCATTGCTAAAGCAGCGGAAACAAATACAAAAAAGACTAAATCCAACTTTGTACTGAAGGAATTTAGATATTTGGAGAAGATATCCTTCGGCAACAACTGGTCGACGGATCGATTGTTTTTTGAAATTAACCGACGGACAAAAAATGCGAGGATAAGAAGAAAAATCCAGGTCTTGGGAGAAAAGAGAAAACTTCTGATGCAGCTTAGCATCGGTATAGCACCCCCTTCCATAAATTAGAGGTTTGTATGTTGGGATATAAAAATTTGTTTTGCTTCCTCACAAAATTTGTCTTCATTGGTGACACCATCGGCACCAACAACATAACTTATGTCAATTTGAACCAAGGCTGCTTTATTATCTCCTGCTGTATAAGTCTTTGATCTTCCATTTTCTCCGGCAACCTCAAATTTGATTTCATCTGGTTCAAAACTTGATATGTCGGCAATGTCGCATGGTGTTGTTTTGAAGCCAGCAGTAAGAATCTCTTTTAAATATCGTGCAAGAGAGGTACCTGTAGGCTGATAGTAAATAAGTTCCCTTCCGGTATAGCTCATGGGAGAATGCGGAGTATCTGGCCGGGCGTTGCTGATAAGGCGAACTCGTTTTACGCCACCTTTATCAATAAGCTTTTTTACAGCTTCAGCTTCTGAAAATTGCGTGATTTTTGCAGTGTAGTAGCGCCCAGAAATCCGTTTGGAAGCTCGCTTCAGTACACGGATCATAGGAGATACAACGCTATGTCGACCGCGTGATTCTAAAAGGACAACGCCATTTTTGGAGGCACTATCATCACAAAAAGCAATAAAAACATTAAAATAGCGGCATACTTGATCATCCGGCGAAATTTGAAAAGATTCTTCAACCCCAGCTTTATGGACAATAGAATTGTCTCCAGTTTCTCCGTATTCGACTACAAAATGGAGATATTTCCCAAGCCGAGTTCTATGATCTGCGCTGTAAATATCCCCAGAAGATGCAATATGATCCAAATGAATACTAGCATGGGTACTAGAAGTAACATATCCGGCGCTTTCTTCAGAAAGGGGCTGCGCATAATAACTGTCAGCTGCGGTATTTGAACCAAAACGTTCATTTTGGATATTAAATGTGTCAGGAAGCTGCAGATTACTTTTAAGAACATCAATGATATCGCAGGACGAATCACCTTCCTGTGAAGATTCCGGGAAAAAAGATGTTTGCAAGTTGATTTTTTCTGTTTCTTTTCCGTGCGGTGAAATCTCTATAATATAGCTACTGACAAAGGATTTTTGCATAAATACAACTCCTTATATTGCACTTTTGCTTATTATACCATATAGTAAGAAGCTTTCAACATAAGGAGCATAGAGAAATTATAACTTATTTTGTTGGATGTTAAGGTTCATGATGATAAAAGTCCAAAGTTTTCAGCGACGAGAAGAATAAAATCTTTATGCCATCTTTTGGCAGTAGTATAACTGATATAGTATTTCATTGCTGCCCCTTCCAGTGTATGCGTTTTGTCCCAGAAAACGCACCGGATCACCTGTAGGCGCTCTTGGCCGGTATCCAGGGTCAGGGGTTCAGCAATGGCCTGGCGCACGGCTTCCATTTCCCGGCGGTTGATCTCCGGCAGTTCCCGCAGGGCGGCATCGGCCACCGGGTCGGTGGGGGTGCCGGAGCCGTGGGGCATACCGCTCAGATCAGGGCTGATGCAAGTCTCGCGCAGGGCGGATTCCTGTTCGCAAAGAGTGGGATAGCGGCGGATGATATCTTTTACCAGCCATAATGCGGCCTGCTCATCGGCATCACCCCTTCCGCGGCTCGTGCAGGGCCACATAGTAGCCATAGGTCTTGCCTTCGGCGCGGGCGGCACGTTCCACGCGGGCGATCTCGCTTATGGCACGTTTGCTGCGCTGCTTGGCCCGGTTGATGATGGCATCGTCGCTGCGCACCAGCGGGGCACAGGCTTTGCAGTAGCGCTGGCTGCAATAGGCGTGCAGCATCATTTTGCCGCAGCGGGCGCAGGGCCTATCGGAATATTTCGGCATCAATCCTCACCTCCATGTGTATGATACATGTAGATCTTCGGTTCGTCGTCCTCGTCCAGATGGGCGGCGGCTTTCCCGGCGCAGAGCCCGGCGGTGTAGGCGGCGGCCAGCAGCGCGGCCAGAACGGCGCTGCCAAGGATCGAAAGCAGAATGTCCATCAATCGCGCCACCTTTCGCCGCGGCTGCAGAAATCGCTTGGCGTGTTGCGGCCGTACAGCGGGCACTGGACGGTGGCCCAGTAGCGGCAGCGCCCACACCGCGGCAGGCCCAGCAGCCGCAGGTTCAGCGCGCGGGTGATGTGCAGCCCGCACCACATCAGCCCACAGATCAGCATGCCGCCCGCAAAGAGCACGCAGGGGACCGCAAGAAACACAAGGGCCAGGCATTTGAGAACATAAAGGCAGTTGGAATCAAAGACAGGCATCCGCCCCACCTCCCAACAGCCGCAATGCTTTGCGGATGACGGGCTTGCGACTTTTCGTGTGGATTTTTTGCATAACAAATAGAAATCACTCCTTAAATTCTTATATATTTCATGCGGAAAAAGATGAAGAAAAGTTTGTGACATCTTGGCAATTTTAAGAACGATTTTTAACTGTATCTCGGTACTTTCTGTAGGCTCGAATGTACTCATAGGACGGTGCAAAAATATGTTCGACTGCATTCGCAAGTTTGGGTTCGTGTTGCCGTAGCATTGTCAGCTCGTCTTCAAAATGTCCAGCAAATGGGCATCCTGCGCAACCTGTGCGCTTGCATCCATATACTGTATAAGCATCACTATGGATTATGTTATAGGTTGCTTCAAATGCTGCCTTATCCTCAGCTTTCCACCAAAACAGTGGATAATACTGCTTTCCATGCGCTCCGTCTGTCATACAACTTTTAACACTCGTTGAACGCACTCCACCTTCAGCTTTTCGTATCCCGACTAATTGGATGTCTCCTCCATATTTTTTCCGCACGGAATCTCCTACTTTTTTCTTAGACTCATTGCAGCAACGACTTGAAATTTTGAAAGTCGGAGGGTTCTCAATCATAAACTCTTTAAGAAACCTAGCAGATGCAATTTCGGTCTGGAGTGGTTTATGCGGTTCGTCTTTCCAAGCGTTACACCACCAGCGAAGGGCAGCCTTACAATTCGGGTATTTGGCGCACAGGACATCAAACGGTTCATCTTCCCATTGGAAATTGTGTTTCTGTAGGCGTCCAATGTACTCGGCAAATTGCTTACTATAAAACGGATAACCAACATTACGAACTGCTCCGGCTACCTGCATTTTCCCGTGCTCACGATGGATTTTAATGTCGTATTTTTCTTCAAGAAATGACAAATGCCGCTTTGTGGCATCCATTTCAACACCCGTATCAAACCAAACATAAGTCACATCATGCTCACCGTCTCTTGGGATAAGGTTCTCAACAATGTCAATCATGCAGTCACTATCTGCACCGCCTGAAACTGAAGCAAGAATGTTTTTATTGTTGGTTAAAACGCTTTTTGCCTTAACAAGACCATCGAAAATCGTTAGTGTAGGCGCTTTAGCTATGTATTCGTCTGCTTCATCAGTCAAAATTTTTTCTCCTTTCCACATTTGTGAATTTTTGTTCACATCTGCCGATTCATGTGGATTCCACACGATTTGTCAGATGCCCCGGATGACGGCACATCCATGCCCATACACAAAACAATTATGTTCCAGCCCGCAGCCAAGGCAGGCTTCGGGGCGGCGCTCAATGGCCAGGCGGTGCAGCTGGCGCAGCTCGTCCGGCGTCATCCGTTCGGCAGGGATGCACCGGCTGTTTTCGGTATCGAACCGCATTCCGCTTGAAACAGGCATCATAATTCCACCACCTTGATGAAAATGCCGGGGGTATCGGCCCAGAACTTTTCAACCACCTCACTGCACACGAATGCGTCATCGCACCAGAAGTGCAGGCGGGTCATTTCGTCTTTCAGGGCTTTTTCCAGGTTGTCGGTATCGGGCTTTGTGGTGCGCCACTCGCCGTCATTGTGGCGGCCGTCAGTGGGAAACAGCCACTTGACCAACAGCCGCACCGGGCCGCTGCAGGGGGTAGGCGGTGCATAAGGGGCCAGGTAGGCGTGCAGCTTGGCACGGGTGGCTTTCAGCTCCGGGCTGTCGTGCAACACGGCGCAGGGCTTTCCGCCGCGCATAAAGGCATGCAGCTGCTTGGCATTGTGGGTTGTGGTGGGCGGCTGCATGGGAATAAAAAATTGCATGTATTTTCACCTCGTTCTTTTTTTGTGGCCAACGTGTTGGGGTGGGTTCCCGGAGGGATGGGGGCTGTGTACGCCCCATCCTCTGGGATACCCCAACACACGGACGGATTTTTACTATATATATAAGGCTATTTTCCGTCCGTATTTGGTACGGATAGCGGCTATTTTCCGAAATACGGAAGTTCGGACGGATTTGTGATAGCGGCTATTTTCCGTGAAATATAAGAAATATTATCCGTTGCTTCCGGGCTCTTTCAGCCCCACGCTGGTGCCATCAATCCAAAATCCGCCGTCGGATTTCAGGCGTCGGCGCACGGTATCGGGCTTCAGGTTCAGGTATTCAGCCATGCTGTAAATGGTCACTTTACCATCCATGGTGCAGGCTTCAAAGGCGGTGCGCAGTTCGGCACGCTTGCTTTTGGCGGCAGTATCTTTGTCTCCCCAGCGCTTTGCGGCACCGCGGGAGCCAAGCTGCTTGTAATCGCTTTCTGGCTGCAGGTCCTCCAGCAGGCCGCTGTCCAGCTTGTGTACGGGATAGTCGAACCAGAGGTTGACCGGGTCAAAACGGGCAAACTCGCGCAGAGTGCCCTCAATGCGCCAGGCGGTCATGGCATCGGCGCGCTTGATGGCAGCCGCGGTGTCTGCATCCAGGCGGTGCAGATCGGGCAGCGGCAGGTGTTCCTTGGCAATGGCCAGCATCCGGCTGCGGCTCAGGGCATCGTCCGGGCCGTAAGCATCGGCATGGCCGCGGGCATCCAGCAGGGCTTTGGCTGCGGCGCAGGCCGCTTTGTTGTGCAGCTGCTCCCGGATGGCATCGGTGGGGACCAGCTCGGTCATATCCAGCATGGCATCCGGGTCACGGGCAAACACACCGGAGCCGGAAGCACGGTCCATGCTGCGCTTGCCGCCCTGCGCGCCCTTGCTGTGGTGGTGGCAGTAGATGACGGCACAGTCCAGTTCCCGGCAGACCAGGTCAAACTGGTTGCAGAACTTGGCCATCTGGTCAGCGCTGTTTTCATCGCCGGTGATGACTTTATAGATCGGGTCCAGCACAACGGCCAGGTAGCCTTTCTTGGCAGCCCGGCGGATCAGGCGGGGAGCCAGCTTATCCATGGGAACGGAGGCACCGCGCAGGTTCCAGATGTCGATGTTGGCAAGGTTCCGGGGTGGCAGGTGCAGGGCTTCGTATACATCTTTGAAGCGGTGCAGGCAGCTGGCGCGGTCCAGTTCCAGATTGATATAAAGCACCTTGCCCTGCGCACAGGCAAAGCGGCCAAGCCAGGGGGCACCCTCGGCAAGGCAGATGCACAGTTCGATCAGGGCAAAGCTTTTGCCCGCTTTGCTGGGACCGGCCAGAAGCATTTTGTGGCCCTGGCGCAGCACTCCTTCAATCAGGGCATCTGCCAGCGGCGGCAGGCTGGCCCAGTCATCGGCAAGATTTTCGGTATCGGGCAGGTCGTCCGTGCAGGCTTCAAACCAGTCTTTCCATTCCTCCCAGCAGGATTTGCCAGTGTTGGTTTCCAGCAGGTACTGCTTTTTGCCGCCGCGCAGGATGCCCGGCATGCGGGATAGGCGGGCAGGGTTGCGGTTGGCTTCGTCCAGCGTCAGGCCGTTTTTCTTGCAGGCAGCGTACAGGTAGTCAACCCGGCGGCGGTACTCGGTATAATCCGGCGCGCCGACCCGCACAATGGCGTGTAGGCTTTTGCTGCCGCTGTACACCAGGGCCGCGCAGGGCAGTTCCAGCTGGCGGATAATGGCCTGCTGCTTTTCCAGCTCCATGTTGTCGCATTCCACCAGGGCATAGCGGTAGTCGGTCACATTGTTGTTGCTGCGGCCGCCCTCCACGGGGTTGAAGCAGATCCAGGCACCGGCGGCGGGGTTGTAATCGCCCACCACAGCGCCGATGTCCCCGCCGCAGCGGGCAAGCTCGTCCATCAGCTGACCGGCGGTGCGGTCCCAGCAGCCTTTTGTGGGGGCATAGCGGTCATCCCGCAGGTAGCTTTCGGTCACATAGGCCACATGGTCCTCCGGCTCAAACAGGGCTTGCAGGTAGCGGCGCAGCTGGTCGGCGGGGTCCCATTGTTCGGGGATGTTCAGCTCCTGCACATCCAGCCAGCGGGTATCCACCACAACGCCGTCCGGCCGGGTGCCGGGGGCGCAGATCGCGTCGTTCCAGTCCAGCTCATACCCGGCGGGGCCCGGCCAGCCGTGATTGCGTGCCAGGGCGAAAATGCTGTTCTCGGTGATCGGTTTGGGATTGCCGCGGAAACTTTCCCACTTGCGGGCACATTCGCCCTTGTGGTACCGGCTGCCATCGCGGGAACTCCATTGCTCCCATGCGGTAACAGGGAACCCGGCTTCTTTCAGCCCCATACCCACCGTGACCCATTCCTCATAGGTCAAGTTTGCCGGGGAGATAAAGTCCAAGGCTTCCTTGAGATCATTTGCATTGTCCATTCCGTTTACCATCCGAAGTCAAAGATTGGGGTTGTTTCCGCAGAGGGCATATAGGTCTTTGGGTCCACGCCCTTGGGGGTGCCGCGCCAGCCGCAGGCGGCGATACGGTCGATCATGTGCTTGGCGGCGTTGAAGCTCCAGGTGCCCACATGCTGGAAGCCGTATTTTTCCAGGCAGCGGATCTGCTTGGGGGTGGTTAATCCCTCATCCCGGCGCTTGTTCAGCCGGTCCAGCAGCAGGGATGCTTTGCCGGCGGATTCCACCGCATCGGGGCAGATGCCCTGCTTTTCCAGCGCGGCGGTCTGTTCGGCGCTGGGGGGACCGGCTTCCCACCCAAAGGCGGGCACATAACCGGCCAGATCCTCAGCTTGGATGCTCATTTCGTATTGCAGCGGGTCAACCAGGCGGGCGCGTTTGCGGCGCTGTTCTTCCAGCTGTTTGGCAAGGGCTTCCTCCCGCTGGGCCACCACGTCTTCGGCGGCCTGCCGGGCGGCTTCCTCCACGTCCTCCGGGCAGGCGGCGGCAGCCAGGTTATCGGTCATCTGCTGGGCAACGGCGTGGTCCTCGCACACAAGGTCGGCCGGGCGGCAGAGCTCGTGGCGGTCGGTCAGCCAGAGAAAATCCAGGAGCAGCAGATCCTTTTTGCCTTCGTGCAGGCGGGTGCCGCGGCCCACCATCTGGCTGTACAGGCTGCGCACCTTGGTGGGGCGCAGCACCACAACGCAGTCCACACTGGGGCAGTCCCAGCCTTCGGTCAGCAGCATGCTGTTGCACAGCACGTTGTAGGTTCCGGCGTCAAAATCTGCCAGGACCTGGGCGCGGTCGGTGCTCTGGCCGTTGACCTCGGCAGCATGGAATCCGTGGCGGTTCAGGGTATCCCGGAACTTCTGGCTGGTCTTGATCAGAGGAAGAAAGACAACGGTTTTGCGCCCCTTGCAGTAGTGCGCCATTTCGGCGGCGATCTGGTCCAGATAAGGGTCCAGGGCGCTGCCCAGCTCGCCCACGGCATAGTCCCCGCCGGACATGCCCACGGTGGAGATGTCCAGCCTGAGGGGGATGGTCTGCGCCATAATGCGGCACAGAAAGCCGTCCCGGATGGCATCGGTGAGTTTGTACTCATAGGCCAGGCTGTCGAACACCTCGCCCAGATTGCGCAGGTCGCCGCGGTCCGGCGTGGCCGTTACGCCCAGGACCTTGGCCGCGGGGAACCAGTCCAGAATGCGGCGGTAGCCGTCGGTCACGGCATGGTGGGCTTCGTCAATGATGATGGTGCTGAAATAATTGTGAGGGAACTTTTCCAGCCGCTGGGGGCGCTGCAGGCTTTGCACGCTGCCAACGGCAACGCGGTACCAGCTGGCCAGGCAGGATTGTTCGGCTTTTTCCACCGCGCAGCCCAGGCCGGTTGATTTTTGCAGCTTGTCGGCGGCTTGCTCCAGCAGTTTGCCGCGGTGGGCCAGGATCAGCACCCGGTCCCCGGCGCGCACCTGGTCTTCGGCCACGGCAGCAAACACAATGGTTTTGCCGGTGCCGGTGGGCAGCACCAGCAGCGTGCGCAGCCGCCCCTGTTCCCACTCTGTATGGATCTGTTCTTTCGCCCGCTGCTGATAGGGGCGCAAGGGGAGAGAGTTTGTGTTGGGCATAAGTATCCTTTCCGTGTTAGTGAGGAGTTAGGAGTTATTGGAGTGCGCGTGCGCGCACGGGTTGAAAATTGGGCCGCAATCCCGTAGGGGCGCACATTGTGCGCCCGTCGCCTTGCGGTAAATCCTGTTGTGGCATATACGGCGGGGTTTTCGGAACGGTCACTGCGCCCGCAGGCGCGTTTCGGAGGCCAACCGGGGCAACGCCCCGGCTCTTAGGCCGGAGATAGACCGTTCCCTACAGAGCTGGGCCTTAGGCCCGTTTTAACTCCTACCTCCTAACTTAAAAAGCTCCCTGCTTCCACCCGGTGCTGGGGGCGGCGGTGGGTTCGGGGCGGGG